CATTGAGATTGACGAGTTCCCACTCGGCCCGGGACCCGCAGCCAACTTCAAGTTGGATGTGGCTGTCTACGTCGCTGGCTGGAAGTCGATTGTGTCGGGACCCAAGTCACGACGTCGCCGCAAATCCAAGAATTCCAAGAGGCGAAAATGACCGGAGACTTTCGGCAGTCTCCTGAGCCGGAGGCCCTGGGGACTGACGATCGGGACGAAGATGCCGGGGCATCAAGTCACGATGGTCGACGGGGGCTCTGCCAAGTATGCTTGTTGCTCCTCGTCTGCCTACATCCTGAACTCGCCAATCTTCTCATGTTGTGACACGACGGATTCGAACGACGTTCGAAGACGGAGTAATCCGACGTATCCCAACCGACGCCGTAAGCGAAGTCTCGGTGTCGTGTCAATCACATTTCGAGCCGTCGCATGATTCCATTCTATCACAGAAACGTCGCCATCCTTTGACGACGAAACCACACTTCTCGCACAAATAACTCATGGGCATCGTGGACTTTGCCCCCTGAGTTCGTTGTAGAGTGCATACAGCCCTCTGTAGCATCGACCGTACATCTGAGGGTCACTACGAGCCACGTCTCGTGGGTGTCCACCCTCAGCGATGATTTGGTAGGCTTGGGCCTCTCTTGAGATGCCCCGCACCGAATCGTCGTCTTCTCGCCATTCTCCGAGTGTCCACGGACCGGCGACGTGGGTGTACTCCCACTTCGTCGCTTCGTGCTCTTTGGAGTAGTATTCACGGGAACAGTAGTGACGGGCCTCCTCGCGAGTCCCGGAACGTACCTGTTGTTGTCCCCATCCGACTTCTTCGGACCATTCTTTTCGGACTGTCCGCAGTCGTACTGATGTCTCGTATTCGACGTAGACATGGAAGTGGAGACGGCCCGTTTCGGGGGCTGTCTCCAGTACCCATTGTATGAAATTGACAGGGCGATTCAGGGCATTTGCCCGAATTGCAATGTCGATTTGTTCAACCGTTTTCTCGGTGATTTCTTCACCCTCGCTATCCGACATTACAGAGATGACGAAGTGTCGTCTCTGAATGTGCTCACTCTCCTTATGCTTCTTTGGCATGAGGTGGCGGAGGTCGACCGACCTCATAAACTAGCACGCCGGACGTTATTACCTAGGCGTGCAAACTAACAGGTTAACAGCATGTACGCAGTACCCTCTTTAGGGCTGTTAACTGCCTCCCCTGCTTAACAGGGAGGCTTCTTCTACTTCCGATTCTCTGCAGCCTCCATGGCGAAGTCACTAGGTCAAATTCACACAGTCAATTGGGAGTTGCCCAATGTCAATACAGGCAACCAATTTCTACTCGACACTGCAGGGGAGTTGTCGAAGCAACTCAACCGCAATTGTCGCATGATGTCCAACTACAACGTGGTGGGCATCGACATTACATTGGACAACTTGTCCGGTGCTGTCACCATTGAGCCTCAACCGCTCACTGGCAAAATCAAGTATTACTCACCGACCCGTGGTCGTTGTGAGGCTCTCCGCACATGCTATCGAGCGTTTCGGAATTCAATGAAGGCCCAAGGTGTCAACACCATGGGGCAGAAGAATTACGATTTCCGCCCTCTGATTCGACCATCCTCCGTGTTTCAGAACGGTGCCGACATCAAGAATGTCGCATCGTTCAACGGACAGGATGAGACGGTCATTTACGACCCAACTGGAGGTTCACCTCGTAACGACATCTTTGATGTCTACAACGGGAACATCCAGCCAAAACAAGCCACGCCTGTTGGCTTCAATCAGGGCTTTGGTCAACCCTTCCACACGTTGACGGGTTCAATCGCTACGAGCGATTACGTCCTCAACGAAGGGACCATATTCGACCCTGCATCGACGAACGTCGCATCACTCGAATATGAGGAAATCCCCTTTACCGTTGCATGGGGTGCTGACACGACGTCTAACACGTCTGCAGCAGTCATGTTCGAGTGGAGACCGGACCCGGCTCTCTACCTCGCTATTCTCACTGGTCAAATTGTCATTGAGATTGACGAGTTCCCACTCGGCCCGGGACCCGCAGCCAACTTCA